ATCAATTCAGCCGCAGTTTTGTATAGATCAGAAGTTTCTAGATCTTTTTTGGTAGCCAATAAATCCAAAGCAGTAGCATGAATCAAAGATTCAGATTCTGGATTATTGTCTATCATACGACGCAATTGACTACGCATATTAGAAGGAAGCGAGTGTAATTTATTAAGCTCAGAAATAGTTAGAGCAACATTAGGAACTACAACCGTATTTACATCATGAACAGCCGCCACAGTTTTTGGTACACCAGCGGCGAGTGGTTCCGCCAAAACACGACGCACAGTATGATGTGCACGCGCGGATTCCGTTGGAATAACCACAGGATTGAATGGATACGATCGAACGACAGTCGGCAAATTTAAACAAAAATCAGTACCAGCCGAACGTTCAACAATAACATTTATAGATGAATCCACAGTTGCAGGAAAAACCATCTGATTGACAATATCAACACCAATGGTACCAAGTGAAGTGGGATTCACATGGACATTTAAAAATGGATGAGGCCAAATATAAGGAACCTCAAAAGTAAAATGATTTGTGTCCTTCAAATCAATAATTTTAGAATAGACCGCATTGCGATCTATCGTGTCGGTTATAAGTGAAGCAGGAGAAAACCAAACACGAACCCGGAGTGAGTGAAAAGTAGTTTTCACAACACGAAAATGATAAATAATTGAACCACGCCATTTTGAAAATGGTTCAGAATGAAAATGAATGTAATCAACATCCAACGATCCATCAGCATTTGGAGTAATAGCAGTCTGTGGCTGCACAAGTTTAGACCAAACATTGACACCAGAAGCCTGGTTTGAAATTGGAAATCGATCATGATAACAAGGAATTTGTAAAATAGAATTTATATTCATTTCAGAAGAAGATGTTTGACCCATATCAGTAGAAGGCAACACATTACTAGAAAAGAGTGACATAATGTGTGCATTATTAGTATCAGAAGATACAGCCATATTAGGTAAAGCACGAAGCTTCATATTTTGGGTGCGATTATTTTCAGAATTCATTTGAAAACGAAAATTACCGTCTTTTATAGTTTTAAGAACAGAATTACCCTCACGGAGAAGTTGTTTTAATGAATCAAAATTAGGTTTGACCCGAAACTCTTCAATTAAATTATCAATACCATGAGTTTTAGTAAAAGAAACAGGAGTTGATCCAGTTGGAAATTCAAGATCAACATCAATAAATCTTGCGAATACCTGTACAGAAACTGTACCAGCATCCGCAACGTCAGACAATGGTGAATAAACTGAAATATAAAAATCACCAATTGTACCATCACCAGTTAATAAATTATAATAAATAAATGGGGATGCATATGGAACGCGCAAAGTTGCACGAGTTGCATCCATAAGATCCAAATTTGTACGTGGCATACCAGTACGAGTTTGGAGTGAAGTTTGTGCCATAGCTGCCTTGGCCGAATTATAGCGCGCATTTGGCAGATATGAAATTAATAAATTGCCAGCCTGAAATTGTTGTTTATTAATTAAGACGAGTAATTCAACCCCAGCTCTGAGTCCGAAAAAATTTCTCGTCTTCGCGGCAAGGGCAGGTTGAGATAGTAGAATATCAGGAAAACGAAACGTGGCCAAAACGTCGCCGGTCGCAGAAGTTTTAGCCCACGTAAAGTTAGCAATAGAATAAGCGCGCTGAAGAAAGCTAAGAACATTGTGATCACGATTTTCATGCGTAGTCGAAGAAATAAGAGCAGTCTCCGTTGCAGATACTGCAACAGGAGCCTGCATAATTTCATCCATACCTTCGTCATGAAAATGAATGATCTCAATGTTCTCTTGTTTTTGATCGTATATATTTTGTTGATTTGTTGTATTGTTCTGTGTGTTAGCAAGTAAATTTCTTTCGTGATTGAACTACTCAATACAAATCACGGCACCTCGCTTTCCTGGATTTTTGGGGAATGCCCAACACCATCCTGGAACGTAAGATTAAATAATCAAGTGTCATCCATCAATAGCAATATTTTCTTTTTAGTAACGAGGAATTTATATAAGAAAATAAGATCACATTAATGGGTTTAGAATAATAGATGTTCAGTAGCCTTAGTTGCCGCAACAACATCAATATTGCGGTAATTGCAGAACAATTTTAATTTATGTTTCATTATTTCAGAATCATGTTCACCAATTCTTAATAATTTTCTTTTATGATCCATATATATATAGTTCTTAAGATATATATGTGGATCAAATTTTAATGTATACGTCTCGCCATCATTCATTTCAGCCAAAAACGGTATTGTCAATACATTATCACGATATTCATAATAAGACAAAAATTTATATGATATACCAGCATTTCGACAAGCATCTTTTATAAGTTTTGAATTTTGATCAAATGTTTCGCGTGAATGCAACGATAATTCACGCATAGTCACGTCTATATTAGCCAATGTTATTGCATCCGCCGACAAACCACGCTTGGTCCACTGTACTATCTCCATAATAGTATCCAAATCCAATGGGGCAACATAACGATTTGCCGAATCATCCCAAACGAATTTTCTTTTAAGAAAAGCCACCTCCGAAATATCACGAATTGGTACTATTCTTCCAGATTTCGATTCATCAGTGTATTCATGTCCAAGTAAAGTAAAAGCCTCCGTAACAACAACCTGATTAAACCATTCCAAAATAGAATCTGAAACGGCAATCAAATTATCATCACCATATGAAACCATAGCCACAAATTCATTAAATTGTTTCATGGAAACATAATCCTCCCCAGTTAAATTTCTCCTCCAGACTGCACAGGTCAAATAAACCATTCTAACAATAATTGAATTATAAATG